ATAAGCGTAGGCGTTTGTGTTTCGGATGTTGTGTTATCGGTATATGTTGTGACAACCCTTGTCCAAAGATACTGCCCAGCCGGTACATTAGGTCTAGTTGCTGACCATGTAGTTGGTGGGATCGTCCCACTTGTTGATTGTGCATACGTTGCGACTGGTGTGCCAAGGATCCCTCGACCATCACCACCGTTTGTAACTTTAGTTAAACTGATTTCATCTTGTACTACTGGCATTCTCCCACCCCCTAATAATCAAATTGCCGATTTTTATCACTGTAGCCATATCGCAATACATCCACATGCTTTGTCTTCGTGTTGATCAAAAAAACATCCCATAAATCTTGAGTCAAGGTGAACCAAGTTTGAGGACGTCCTTCAGGGTTACAAATGGCCGTTGTGATGTTCATGACATTATTGACAACTTTCATTCGATCAACATGATGGTGTCCATTTGCTACAAAGGCTACTTTATGCGGTTGATCAAACGTCACATTAACGCTGACTAGAAAGTCTCTATCAGTTTTATTTTCTCCAATGTACGTTGTGCCATTTCGAAATGCGCCTACGATGCCCTCAACGATCAATGCATTGAACAAGTATTCCGGATTCGTGTCATTGTAACCCGTCCCCATTGAGCAATGCTGCGAAAGAGACACGGTGTAATCTGATGGCGTATTTTTCAACACATCGATCAACCATTTGATTTGCTTTTCTCTATAGCCACCATTATTGATATAATTCAAATCCTGATTTGCCCCAGATGTATAAGGATGGTCAAAAGTATTTAACATGATGTGCCGGTATTTTTTATCGGGTACATCATAATAGTAATAACTATTCTGATCGGAAGGATTCTCCACCACTCCAAAAGCTCTTGCTGTTGTAGTGACTAACTGATACATTTCTTGCGGATAAATGACTTGGTTCATCACATTTCCGCTTGCTCGATTCCCATACCGATTGTCATCATGATTCCCTAAAGCAATAAAATAAGGACAGTCTACTTGCCCGAAAAGGCCCATAAACTCTCCAATATTTTTGACATTCTCTTTTTTGGTTGTTCGTCCATCTACAAAATCCCCGTTGTGTAAAACGAAATCACACTCAACCATATTTGTAAATTCTACGAAATTTTTGAGGTGATCAAATACCATCAAATTTCCTCGTATATCTTCTTTGTTCATGACATCAGTTGCGTAATGCGTATCTGTGATTACAGGAACGACCAAGGTGTCTTCTGTTCGTAATTGCTCTACTCTATACGCTAATGCCTTCAGTCCGTTGATGAAGTAGATTGCTTGGACCCATTTGTTTTTATGAACATTGACTCGACAGGTGATTTTTGCGATATCTTCCAGATCTAAATCAGACACGCTGACCATTTTCCCTTTACCATACGCATTTTGTTCCCAATTGGTATCATGAACGCCGTTTTTATCAACTTTATACCAGAAGAAATCCAAATTTGATAACGTATCTGTTATTTCTTCGTTTTCCCTGTAAACCGTTGCTGTTAATGTCGTTGTTTTCGATACACCATCAATAAACCCAGTACCATTGTCACTGAGCAGCTTGACGGAATACCTTGCCTCGATCTCATCAAGTTGCTTTTGCAAAGCTTTTAACCGGGCGGATATTCCGCTAGCTAATGTAACGAAGTTGCCAAAGACCGCTTTGTTTTTGCTTGGATCGGTCCGACTGATCGTTTTTTCTAAAACCCTTGCTTTTACTCGAATAGCTGGATTGTATTCATTATCAATAATTTTTACATAGTCAAAGACTTGATAATCATCCATTCCACGAATAACAGATACCTCATAATTGACTTTGACTTCATCATTATCTTTTAAGTAGGATAGTCCTTCGGCGAAAATAGTTGATGGAGTAGCACTGCTAGAAGAATAATAACCCATCACCTTTTTCCCGCCACGATCCGTTTTGGCTTCACGATTATAAATGATATTGGAACCATCCGTTGTATAATAGATGCCATCATCATACTTGATCGAAGAAATATCCGCATTTGAACCTAACACTTTTACCTCAGTAAATGTAGTATAGATATCTGTTGTTTTATGAATCGTTTCGACATCATCGCCAGTCCTAAGCACTACACTATTACTGAGATCCGTTCCTCGTTGTTGATAAATATCAATGTAGGCACGTTTCAGTTTTGAGTTATTAAATTCTATGACGAAATCCAATTCGGCTTCAAATGACTCTGCAATCGCAAAAATACGAGATTTTTTCGTATCACCCGTTCCGCTACAATCCGGCAATGCTGTTTTGTGAGGCAATTCATTGAGCCTTATTTCCCAAACGGTGTTATACAATTCCCGATTCAAATAGTAATCAATGGTCTGTGGCTTGTTGGACACATAACTATTGGCAATATCGCCGATCAGAGCTGTATCAAAGCTTTCACATTCAATTGTACGTGTATGCTCATCTTCTGCAGAAATACTCATAATCGTGAATAGATTGTTTTTCCTAGCCTCATCAACAAAGGCAATCATATTGTCTTCGATCACAAACTCGCTACCAGACATTTCTTTTGAGATTGTTAATGAAAGAGTGCTGAATTGTTGGGAAGTCCATTGCTCATCATCAAGAAGGTCTTCATCTAGAAAAGATGTAAGTGTATTGAACTGTTCATCTATTACTCTAAAATACATTCTATCCCTCCTATAAATACCGTTCTCTCAGCGTTGCGGTCACAGATGGAGACTTATCTGAAGCAATCAAGACTTCTGTTGTCCCCGGCTCAAAATAAAGCTTATCCGAACCGTTTGCAAGATAGTCATCAGCTGGTGTGCCGTTTAAAAAGACTTTCAAATTTTCCGTAATTTCTAGGTGGTCACCTGTCAAAAATTTGAGTGATTCTTCTTCCGGATTATTCGTATTTATTTTGGTAAATTTGGCATAACTCATGCCCAATGACATGCTTGGCCGCCAATTCCAAGAACCGAAAAAAGCGCTCATTGACTTAGCACGCAAGTTGGCTACATCATCATTCGTAAAACTTTTACTATAACTCCAGTTGAACTTCCAATTGTCACCAAAACCGCCAATCGAAAAGACGAATTTACTACCGATTTTCTTGATAACCACATTTCCAAAGAAATCCCGAAAATTGTATGGAATGTCACCTAGAAATACACGATTATCTCCAATGTAAAAGGCATACTCTACTCGTTCATCCGTTGCCCGCGGTTTCTTAATATTGAACCCGGCTATAAAGTTGTTATCTGCATCTAAAATATTCCCCTCAAGCAGCCCTGCTTGTTTTCTTTTGGGATTGCTTGATGCACGTTTTAAACCTACACGAAATGTCGCCTCCCAATTTTCGATGGCATCATCGCCCAAAAATCTTGTAACACTTGGACCATGCCAGCCCTCTCCTGAACCGAAATCACTGACCTCCATAGAGTTTGACTTCCATGATACACGCCCAGAAAGTGCAGAAGTGTCTGGAGTATGGCGAATGCGTGCAACGTTCTCTGACCAATTTCTATTCGATGTTCCCGTGATACTTTCGTTAAATATAACTGTACTCGCTGCCGTTGTAGCAGCATCTGTGTCTTCTACTGTTCCTAACTGGATAATTTTCTTATCAGTTAAAAACCCTAAATAATCTGTATCTTCTGTGAAATCGACAGTAAAACTTGCAGGAGATTTGTGAGTACCATTATTTTCGATAGATAACGTATTGTTTAGACCTCGAAATTGTTTCTCTTCTACAGCATGGGCAAATCCATCTGGAATAATAAATGTTAGGCTCCCGGTTGCTTCATTCATCCGTTCTAAAGATCTTACTAGTTTAGATTCCCCGTCCAATTTCCCCAAATAATAACGATCTGGCTCGTGTGAAAACCAAAGTCTGTGCAGCTCTTTATCTCTTGCTAATATAGAAATGTCGTCTTTAAAATCTCGCCAGTTCCCTCTTGTCGAAAAAACAGGCAAGGTTATTGCATTTGCTTCACTACGAGAATCTTTAATTTGTGACCCATAACCTCTTGCTGATCTTACCAATTCATTCGTAACCGGGGCGAAAAGCCCCATCTCAGGTTCCCCAAGTAAATCGAAATAATCAGACAGGATTAAATCGTCAAACTTTATAATTAAATCACTTTCCATTATAACAACTCACCTGCCATTCTTTTTCTACTGATATCTTTCCTGTTTTGTGCATCAGTTATAATGTCAGCTACTTCTTTTTCTTTCATTATTATTTTTAGGTTTCTCATGTCAGAACCTAATTGGTTGATCGCTCGAAGCATATCTTCAAATATCGAATTATCAAAGTTTACACTAAACTCACTCTTTTTCGCTTCTTGTGAGCCGTTATTCGTTACACTTTTCAAATTTCTAACTAATGAAGAATCTTCCGGAATACCCACGCCGTCAGCATACTTTGGAATGCCCAAGCGTCGCATGATCG